CTACCCCCCTTGAACCATTTAGCAAGCAAGTGCCGCCCCCTCAATCACTTACGCGCGCGGGCGGGCATGCGGGAGGGCGTCGGCGTGGCTGACGAACCCCCGAAACGGCCCTCCATCGACTCGGTGGAGAAGCTCGCGAGCCTGTCGCGCTCGGAGCTGGCGGCGCTGCTCGGCCACGAGCCGACGGAGGCGCAGCTGGAACAATGGCGCAGGGCGAAGGTCCAAGCTCGGTGGTCGAAGCCAGAGCGCCGCGCGAAGACGGCGGAGGAACGGCGGGAGCAGGCGAACGAGCTGACGAAGCGGCGCATGGCCGCGGCGCGTGACATCGCCCCGCTCCCGCCCGTCGCGGACCCGGCGCGGAAGGAGGCGTGCCGGACGAACCTTCGGCTGTTCTGCGAGACGTACTTCCCGGAGGACTTCAACCTCGCATGGTCGCCGGATCATCTGACCATCATCCGCAAGATCGAACGGGCGGCGCTCAAGGGGCAGCTCTTCGCGGAGGCGATGCCGCGCGGCAACGGCAAGACGACGCTCCTGCTCCGGGCGGCGGACTGGATCGCGCTCTACGGGCACCAGCAGTACATCGAGATCGTCGGCGCGACGGAGGCGGCGGCCATCGACCTGCTCGACGGCATCAAGACCGACCTCGAAAGCAACGTCCTTCTCGGGCTGGACTTCCCGGAGAGCTGCTACCCGATCCGGCGGCTAGAACGCTCGTCGCGGCTCTGCGCGGGGCAGACGTTCAACGGCGAACACACGGACAGCGAATGGGGCAGCGACCGGATCGTCCTGCCGTACATCCCCGGAAGCCCCGCGAGCGGCGTCGTGATCGCCACGGCGGGCATCACGGGCCAGATCCGCGGCGCGCAGTACAAGCGGCGCGACGGGCGGACGGTGCGACCGTCGTTCGTCATCATCGATGATCCTCAAACGAGCGGGAGCGCGAAGTCGATCACGGAGACGGCGCAGCGGGTTCGGATTCTCACGCACGACATCCTCAAGCTCGCCGGGCCGAACGTGGACATCGCCGGCGTCATGGCCTGCACGGTGATCCAGGCGGGGGACATGGCCGACCAGATCCTCGACCGCAAGAAGCATCCGGAATGGCAGGGCGAGAAGATGAAGCTCTGCTACGCGTTCCCGACGGACTGGACGGACAAGGTCGGCGCGCACCTCTGGCAGCGCTACCGCGAACTGCGCGCCGAGCAGATGGCGCTGGACGGCTCGCACACCGAAGCGACGGAGTTCTACCGCGCGCACCGTGCGGAGATGGACGCGGGATGCAAGCCGGCGTGGCCGGAGCGGCACGGCGCGAACGAGATTTCCGCGGTCGAGTACATCATGAACCAGCTCTTCGCCGACGAGAGCGCGTTCTACGCCGAGTACCAGAACGAGCCGCTCGCGGAGGCGCTCGGCGACGACGAGCAGCTCACCGTGGACGGCGTGGCGCACCGCCTGGACAACCACGATCGCGGCGTCGTCCCGGAGAACGCGACGCACCTCGTCGCGATGGTCGACGTGCAGAAGTCGCTCCTGTTCTACACGGTCGCGGCGTTCGCGGACGACTTCACCGGGTATGTCGTGGACTACGGCGCGTTCCCCGATCAGAAGCGGCGCTCGTTCTCGCTCCGGGACGCGACGCGGACGATCCAGCGCGAGTTCCCGGAGGCGGGCGGCCTGGAGGCGCAGCTGCGCGCGGCGCTGGACGCGCTCGCGGACCGGCTGCTCGGGCGCGCGTGGCAGCGGCGGGACGGCGCCGAGATGCGGATCGAGCGGTGCCTCGTCGACGCCAACTGGGGCGACAGCACCGAGACGGTCTACCAGTTCGCGCGCGAGTCGGCGCACGCGGCCGTGGTCCTCCCGTGCCACGGGCGCTACGTCGGCGCCGCCTCGCGCCCCTTCTCGGAGATCAAGCGCGCGGCGGGCGAGCGCGTCGGGCTCAACTGGCGGATTCCGTCCGTGCAGGGCAAGCGCGCGGCGCGCCACGTCTCGTTCGACTCGAACTGGTGGAAGTCGTTCCTTCGGCACCGGCTCCTCGCGCCGCCCGGCGAGCGCGGCGCGATGCTGCTCTTCGGGCGCGACCCGGCCGCGCACCAGCTCTACGGCGAACACCTTGCGTCGGAGTATTCCGTGCGGACGGCGGGCCGCGGGCGCGAGGTCGACGAATGGAAGCTTCGGCCCGACCGGCACGACAACCATTGGCTCGACACGACCGTCGGCTGCTGCGTGGCGGCGTCGATCTGCGGGTGCGCGCTCCCGGAGGCGCGCGGCGGCCGCGCGGCCGTGAACCGCAAGCGCTACTCCCTTTCCGCAATCCAGAAACAGAAGAACGGAGGCTGAAGATGGACCCCGAAACGGCGAAGAGGATCGAGATGGTCGCGCTCGCGGACATCCACCCCTACGAGAACAACCCGCGCAACAACGGCAACGCGGTCGCGAAGGTCGTTGCGAGCATCCGGGAGTTCGGGTTCGACAACCCGATCCTGCTCGACCGCGACCACGTGATCATCGCGGGGCATACGCGGTACGAGGCGGCGAAGCGGCTCGGGCTGGAAAGCGCGCCGTGCATCGTCCTGGCGCACCTCACCGAGGCGCAGGCGAACGCGCTGCGCATCGCGGACAACAAGACCGCCGAAATGTCCACGTGGGACTACGACAAGCTCGCGGCGGAGATCGCGAAGCTCGACGGGAGCGGCATCGACGTGCGGCTATTCGGCTTCGACGTGGGCGGCGAGCAAAGCGCGACGGAAGCGCTGTCGGACGTCGGCGGCAAGTCGATCTACTACGAGCCGAAGGAACAGCCCGCGCTCAAGCTCGCGCAGTGCTTCGACACGAGCGTCTACGACGCGAAGATCGCCGCGCTGGACGAGCTTCGCGCGCGCGAGGGGGGGGGGACGGCCTCTCCGACGAGAGCTACGCCGCGCTGCGTGAGCTTGCGCACCGCTTCGTGCGGATCGACTTCGAGGCCGTCGCGAACTACTACGCGTTCTGCGCGACGGAGACGGAGCGCGCGGCGCTCGAACGCCTGCGGTGCGTCCTCGTGGACGGCGGCGTGGACGGCTTCGTCGAGGACGACCTACTGCGGATTCTGCGCGCCGGGAAGCCGGCCGCGGGGGAGGGCGCGTAGATGGACGGGGACGCGCCGCCGCCGATCTTCGTCCCGAGCTACCACCGCCCGGACAACTGCAAGACCGTCCACTACCTGCGGAAGCTCGGCTACGACATGTCGCTCGTCCACGTCGTGATCGACGACGCGGCGGGCGACGAGGCGGAGTACCGCGCCATGTGCGAGGCGGCCGGCGCGTCGCTGCATGTCGTGGACTACGAGGACGCCGTGCGGCGGTTCGACTTCGTGCATCGGAAGAACCCGGCGCGGCGCGCGGCGGGAATGTTCCGCAACCGCTTCTTCCCCATCGCGGACGGGCTGGGGATCGACTTCTTCGTGGTCGTGGACGACGACACGAACGCCTACCATCTCAAGTACCCGCAGACGCGACAGCGGAAGGTGACGCTCGAACAGTTCTCGTGGTGGCTCTGCGAGGTGCGCGCGTTCATGCGCCGGCACAGGATCGGCGCGTTCGGGCTCTCGCAGTCCGGCGACAACCTGATCGGATGCCACCCGGAATACTGGTTCCTGCACAAGGTGATGAACACGACCTTCTACGACGCGCGGCTCGTCCGGGCGCCGGAGCGCGGCGTGCAGGACAACGACACGAGCGCGTTCGTCGGCTACCACAACGCGGGGCTGTTCACCGGGTCGCTCGGATACGGGCTCATGCTCCACCAGACGCCGAGCGCGACGGCGAAGGGCGGGCTCACGGACGTGTACCGGGAGTCGAAGCTGCTCAACAAGTCGCTCGTCTGCCCGATCCAGTTCCCGTCGGCGATCCATGCGGACAAGCAGCCGCTCAACGGCGGGCGCATCCATCACAAGATCGCCTATCGCTACCTCGCGCCCCGCGTCCTGAAGCGGCCTGGCGCGGCGGGGAACGTCGCGTGGGACGCCTACCCCGAGGACGTGCCGTTCACGAACGAGCCGAAGCGCGAGGGATACTCGCTTCCGTAGAGCCCTCGCGCCAGCGAAAAATCGCGAAACGCCCGTGAAATGGGCGTTTCGTGCAAGGGGCGTGGCGCGAAAGGGCGGTTTTTCCGGGTATTTGTAGAGGGGCGCGCCGTCGCGGCCCTCCCGCAAGCATGACCGCCGGGGAACTGGAACAGCAGGCGCAGAAGCCGAAGGTCGTCGAAGTGGACGGCCAGCGCGTCGAGCAGCATTCGCTGCCCGACCAGATCGCGTTCGACCGCTACCTGGCGAGCAAGAAGGCCGCCGAACAGCGCGCCGGCCTCGGGCTGCGCGTCGCGAAGATGGCCGCGGGGGGCGCGATCCAATGAGCGGCGCCGCCACCGCCCGCCGCGCGCCGTCCGCGCGCCGCGTCACCACCGCCGACCGCGCGGCGCTCGTCGCCGCCGCCTACAACCGCGGCTTCAAGCGCGGCGTGCAGGCGCGCTACGACGCGGCCGAGACCACGCCGGACAACGCCCGGCACTGGTCGGCGGCCACGTGGTCGGACGCCGACGCGGAGGCCAGCTCCTCCGTCCGGCGCACGCTCCGGGCCCGCGCCCGGTACGAGGTGGCGAACAACTCCTACGCCCGCGGCATCGTGCTGACGCTAGCCAACGACGCCATCGGCACCGGCCCGTCGCTCCAGATGCGGCTCCCGGACGCGGAGCTGTGCGCGAATATCGAGCGCGACTTCCTCGTCTGGTCGGAGGCCATCGGCCTGCCCGAGAAGCTGCGCACGATGCGCATGGCGCGGTGCCAGGACGGCGAGGCGTTCGCCATCCTCTCGCGCAACCCGCGCACGGGTTTCGAGCCCGTGGCGCTCGACCTTCGGCTCGTGGAGGCCGACCGCGTGGCGGGGTCGTGGGCGGACGCCGAGGCGATGGACCCGCTGGAATGCGACGGCATCCGCTTCGACCGCTACGGCAACCCGGTCTCGTACCGCGTGCTGCGCTATCACCCCGGCGCGGCGTACGCGCTCGGCGCGGAGGGCGAGGCGGACGTGTTCGACGCGCGCGACGTCGTCCACCTCTACCGCGAGGACCGCCCGGAGCAGCATCGCGGCGTGCCGGAACTCACCCCGGCGCTCCCGCTCTTCGCGCAGCTGCGGCGCTACACGCTCGCCGTCCTCTCGGCGGCGGAGGCCGCGGCCGACTTCGCCGCCGTCCTCTACACCGACCAGCCCGCCGAGGCGACCGCCGCCGTCGAGCCGCTCGACCAGTTCCAGCTCACGCGCAACATGATCACCTCCCTGCCCGAGGGCTGGAAGATGGGGCAGCTGGAGCCGAAGCAGCCGGCGAGCAACTACGGCGAGTTCAAGCGCGAGGTGCTGAACGAGATCGCCCGGTGCCTGAACATTCCGTTCAACGTGGCGGCGTGCAACAGCTCCGGCTACAACTACGCGAGCGGACGCCTGGACCATCAGACCTATTTCCGCTCCATCCGCATCGAGCAGGACTACGTGGAGCGCAAGCTCCTCGACCCGCTGTTCCGGCGCTGGCTCCGCGAGTGGGGCCTGGCGAACGGGCGCGCGCTGAGCGTCGCGCAGGACTCCTTCGTGTGGTTCTGGGACGGCGCCGAGCACGTCGACCCGACGAAGGAGGCGCGGGCGCAGAACATCCGGCTGCTGAACGGCACCACGACCCTTGCCGCGGAGTACGCCAAGCAGGGCAAGGACTGGGAGTCGGAGCTGGAGCAGCGCTCGCGCGAGATCGCGCGGTGCCGCGAGCTGGGCGTGCCGCTCCCCGGCGAGGTGCCGGAGCGCGAGCCGAGCGACGAACCGTCCGACGAGGATTGAGGTACCCGACACATGGACACCGAAAAACAGAAGCAGACCGAAGAGACCCCCGCCGAGACGCCCGCCGTCGAGGCGGCGAACCCCGCGCCGGAGCCCGCGAAGCCCGCGCCGGGGGACAAGCCCGCGAAGATCGCCGGGCTCGCCTACACGGGCGCCGCGATCCGGCAGGCGTGGAGCGTCGATCCGCTCGTCGTGGACCTGGCCGGGATGACCGTCCCGGCGAAGGTGCCTCTGCTGCGCGACCACAGCGCGTGGGACACCGACAACCGGCTCGGCAACGTCGCCGCGAAGCTCACGCCGAAGGGCGTGGAGATCGAGGGCGAGATCGTCGCCGGGACGCCGGCCGCGCGCGAGATCGTGCGCCAGGGCAAGCTCGGCGCGGACTGGCAACTTTCCATCGGCGCGGAGATCGCCGCCGCCGAGCGCGTGCGCGAGGGCTCGCGCACCGTGAACGGGCGCACCTTCCAGGCGCCGTTCGTCCTCGCCACCAAAACCACCCTACGAGAGGTCAGCGTCGTCGCCGTGGGCGCGGACCGCTCCACGAACATGCACGTCGCGGCGGCTTTCACCACAAAACAAGGACTCCAAATCATGGACTCTCCCGAAAACAAGCCGGTCGAGGCCGCCGCCAAGACCGAACCCGCCGCGCCCGCGCCCGTCGCCGAGACGAAGCAGGCCGACATCGAGGCCGCCGCTGCCGCCGCCGTCAAGGCCGAGCGCGAGCGCGTCGCCGCCATCGACGCCGCGTGCGGCGCCGACTTCCCCGAAATCCGCGCCAAGGCCGTCGCCGAGGGCTGGGACGTCGCGCAGACCAACGCGAAGCTGCTCGCCGCCCTGCGCGAGCGCACGCCCGTGGCCGCGCCCGCCGTCGCCGCCAAGGCCGAGGCCCCGACCGACCGCGTTCTGGCCGCCGCGCTCGCCATCTCCGCCGGCGTGGACGCCGCCGCCCTCGCCGCCGAGGGCAAGGAGGCCGAGAAGGCCGTCGAGGCCGCCGCGAAGTACTCCGGCATCGGCCTCAAGGACACGCTCCGCGAATGCGTCCGCGCGTCCGGCCAGACCGTCGGCGTCACGATGGACGACGCGCTCATCCGCGCGGCGTTCTCCACCGTGTCGCTGCCCGGCATCCTCTCGGACGTCGCGAACAAGAAGCTGCTCGCCGCCTACCGCGCGCAGCCCATCATCGCCGACCGCCTCTGCGCGAAGGCCGACCTGAACGACTTCAAGGTCGCGCAGCGGTATCGCCTCACCGACGTCGGCGACCTCCAGCAGGTCGCGCCCGACGGCGAGATCAAGCACGGCTCGTTCACCGAGGACGGCGCCACGAACAAGCTGGAGACCTACGCCAAGCTGTTCACGCTCACCCGCCAGAACATCTACGACGACGACCTCGGCGCGTTCCTCCGCGTCCCCGCCTACATGGGCGCCCGCGCCGCGCGCAAGGTCGACCAGCTCTTCTTCGCGCGCCTCGCGGCGAATCCGACCCAGGCCGACGGCAACGCGCTCTTCAGCGCCGCGCACGGCAACTACGGCACCGGCACCGGCTCGGCGCTCGACCTCGCCTCGCTCAAGGCGGGCGTGGCCGCCTTCCGCAAGCAGAAGGACGCCGACAAGCAGCCGATCAACGTCATGCCGAAGTTCCTCGTGGTCCCCGTCGACCTCGAGATCGCCGCCGAGGAGCTGGTCAACGGGCTCCAGGTCGTGGTCGCGGGCTCCACGGACGTCGCGCGCCCGGCGTTCAACGCGCTCTCGCGCTACGGGCTCCAGGTCGTCGGCTCGCCGTACCTCACTTCGGCGACCGGCTGGTACCTGTTCTCCGACCCCGCGGCCCTGCCCGCCTTCGAGATCGGCTACCTGCGCGGCAAGCGCACGCCGACCGTGGAGCGCGGCACCGTCGACTTCGACAAGCTCGGCATCTCGTTCCGCGTCTACTTCGACGTGGGCGTCCGCGAGCAGGACCATCGCGCCGCGTACTTCGCCAAGGGCGCCAACTAGCCGCCCCCGCCGCCCACGCCGCGCCCTCGCGGCGGGGCGGCGACCCCTCCTCACCAGTTCAACCCAAGACTAAAGGAAAACTCCCATGTCCGCAAAATTCGTCCAGAACGGCGACATCATCGACTACACGCCCGTCGCGGCGACGCCCGCCGGCTCCCTCGTCAAGATCGGCGACAAGGTCGGCGTCACGAAGCTCGACATCCCGGCCGGCGGCCTCGGCGCCCTCGCCATGACCGGCGTCTACGACATCGACGTCACCGCCCTCGCCGCGGCGAAGAACGTCGGCGACGACGTGTACCTCACGAGCGACGGCGCGGTCGCGTTCGCGACCGCCACCGGCTCCGTGAAGTTCGGCGTCATCGTCGCGCCCGCCGCGTCCGGCGCGACCGTCGTCCGCGTCCGCCTCGGCTAGCCGCCCGTACGCCCCGTGAACCTCCTCGTCGCCGGCATCGACTCCCTCCGCGACGACCTGAACAGGGTCGCCGCGGAGCGCGTCGTCTACGCGCCGGCGGCGCGGGGGGCCGCGCCCGTCGAGTGCGACGCGGTCGTGGGGCGCACGGTGTTCCGCCAGGACTCCCCGAACGGGACGGCGATCCGCACCGAGACGCGCGACTTCCTCTTCGGCGCGGACGCGCTCGGCGTCGAGCCGAGGCGCGGCGACCGCATCGCCTGGGGCGGCCGCGTCTGGGAGGTGCAGGGCGTCGGCGGCGAGCCCGTCTGGCGGTGGAGCGACCCGCAGCACCGCGCGCTGCGCGTCCACGCCAAGCTCCTGCGCGCCGGAGGGCAGGTGCCGTGACGCCGCTCTCCGACATCCTCTCCGGCGTCGCGGAGGCGCTCGCCGACTACGGCGCACGCGTCGAGTACATGCCCGAGGTCGACCTGCCCGGCGAAGACCTCGTGCAGCGGCGCGTCCTCGTGGTCCCGCGCTCGTCGGAGGCGTCGCCCCTCTCGCGCGCCGCCTCGACCGAGCGCGTCGGCGTGGACGTCGCCGTCGAGCAGAAGGCGGCGGAGGGCCGCGTCGCGGCGCTCGCCGACGACGTGCGCGCCATCGCGCGCCGGCTCTGCGGGCGCATCGTCGCGGACGGCTGGGCGGTCGTTGCCGCCGAGACCGACCCGCTCTACCATCCGGACTTCTGGCGGCAGACGGGCGTGTTCCTCGGAGCCGTCCGGCTCGAACTCGTCTCCGTCGAGGCGAACGGAGGGGAGGCGTAGCGATGGCGAGAAGCAAGGGACGCAGCGCCGGGAGCTACTGGGCGCGCCCGATGTCCGGGGCGAAGTTCGGCATGGCGCGCGCGGCGGACGTGCGCACCATGCGCGGCGACACGCTCCAGGGCAAGCGCCACTACCGCAAGCTCGTCGAGCAGGGCGTGATCTCGCTGCGCAAGGCGAAGGCGCTCTACGCCGAGGAGTGCCGCGCGGCGCAGGCGTACCTCCAGCAGCGGCGGCGCGAGAGCGCGCTCGTCCCCGGCGCCGCGGACTGGAACCGCCAGATCTCCGACCGCGCCCGCGCCGAATGGCTCGGGCGCACGCTCGCCAACAGCGCCTGGCGCGGCACGCGCCTCGCGCTCCGGCTCGCCGCCGCCTACATCCGGCGCGCCGCCGCGAACGAGATCAAGGTTGACGCGAAGCCCGCGTTCCCCGGACGCCCGCCGCACACGCGGCGCGGCGCGCTCAAGGCCGCGATCCGGTACGCCGAGGACACCAGGAGCATGCTCTTCGTCGTCGGCCCGACGGCGCTGGAGATGGGCGACGTCTCCTTCGTCCACGAGTTCGGCGGCGAGCGCTTCGGGCGCAAGTACCCGCGCCGGCCCTTCATGGGGCCGGTCGTCGCCCGGTGCGCGCCGTACGTCGCCGCCCGCTTCAACGCCGTGATGGTCGGCGCATAGGCCATCGCAACCCCTCTTCCACTCACCCCGCCACCGAAAGGAAAACGAAAATGGCATACAAACTCGGACTGGGCTGCACCCTGACGGTGGACTCGGTCGAAATCGAAAACGCGAAGGACGTCACGCTCAACTTCGAGATGGGCGACGCCGACGTGACCACGCGCGCCGCCGAAGGCTGGCGCATGCACCTTCCGACTCTCGCGGACGTGAGCATCGAGTTCGAGCTCGTCCTCGGCGGCGCCGATGGCGCGAAGCTCGCGACGCTGTTCAACAGCGGCGAGGCCGCTGACGTCGAGGTCGCCGGCGGCAACTTCGAGTTCACCTCGAAGATGACCGTGGAGAACTTCTCCGCGAGCCAGCCGCTGGAGAACGCGGAGTCCGTGAGCGTCACCCTGCGCCCGTCCCCGGTCGAGAGCGAGAGCGACGCGCCCGACCTCTCGCCCGCGTCCTCGACCTCCAACCCCTAGCACGAAAGGCAAACGAAAATGGCAGTCTACAAGCTCGGCCTCGACTGCGTGCTGACGTTCGGCGGCACGCAGGTGAAGAACGCGAAGGACGTCACGCTCACCGTTGAGCGCGGCGACGCGGACGTCACGACGCGCAACAGCGCGGGCTGGCGCTCGCACATGGGCACGCTCAAGGACGCGACGATCTCCTTCGAGCTGCTCACCGGCGGCTCGGACTTCACGGCGATGCTCTCGGCCTTCACGGGCCGCACGAAGACCTCCGTCTCCGTGAGCGGCGGCGCGATCAGCTTCTCGGCGACGATGGTCGTCACGGGCTTCTCCGCCAGCCAGCCGCTGGAGAACGCGGAGTCCGTCTCCGTGACGCTCCGTCCGTCCATTGGCACGACGCCCTCGTTCTCCGTCTCGGCAAACACCTAGCCGGTCCCCGCACCCCGCCACGAACCCCGCACGGATTCTCCCGCCATGCACAAGTTCACCGACACCGCCGGACGCGCCTGGATCGCCAGCCTCAACGTCGGCACCCTCAAGAAGGCCCGCGACCTCGCGGGCGTGGACCTCGCCGCCGTCTCGGGCGGCGAGGTCTTCCGGAAGCTCGCCGCCGACCCGGTGCTGCTCTGCTCCGCGCTCTACGCCATCTCCCGCCCGGAGGCGGAGGGCGCGCCCGTACCGACGCTGGACGAGTTCCTCGCGGCGATGGACGGCGACACGGTCGAGGCGGCGACGGACGCGCTCGTCGGCGAGGTCGTGGGTTTTTTCCCGAAGCCGATCCGCGAGCGCCTGCTCCGGGCGGTCGCGGCGGCGAAGGAGCGGGCGGCGGCGGAGCAGGCCGAGGCGATGCGGCGGCTCGACGGGACGTCCTTCGCGTCGCCTGGGAGCTTGCCGGAGCCGCCGGAGGGCTCGACCCCCGCGACATGACGCTGCGGGAGCTGGCGTGGGCGGCCGAGGGCCGCCAGCGGGCGGAGTGGAACCGCACCGCCGCGCTGCTGGCGACCGTCGCGAACGTCAACCGGGATCCGCGGCGGCACCCCGCCCCGTACGAGCCCGAGCAGTTCAATCCGTTCGCACGAAAGGAAGGAAGGAAGCAGACCGTGATGAGACTCGACGCGGAACAGAGCGTGAAGGCGCTGGCCGGCGTCCTCGGCGGGCAGGCCCGCGAGAGGAGGGCGCGCTAGATGCCGGGGGCGAGGGACATCCGCGCCGGCGGCGCGTACGTCGAGATCAGCGCCCGCGACGGGGCGTTCCTGCGCGGGCTCTCGCGGGCGCAGGGGGAGCTGCGGGCGTTCGCGTCCTCGTGCGCGTCCATCGGTTCGTCGCTGCTGTCGGTCTCGGGCGCGGCGCTGGCGCCGCTCGGGCTGGCGACGGCGGCGTTCGCGGGCTTCGACGACTCGATGCGCTCCGTCGCCGCCGTCACCGGCGCGACCGGGGAGCAGTTCGACGCGCTCTCGGAGCGGGCGCGGGCGCTCGGCGCCGCCACGCGCTACACGGCGCAGGAGGCGGCGGGCGCGATGCTCGCGCTCGGGCGCGCCGGCATGGGCGCGGAGCAGATCGACGCCTCGATCCAGTCCGTCCTCGCGCTCGCCACCGCCACCGGCACCGACCTTGCGCAGAGCGCCGAGGTCGTCGCCAACACCCTCAACATGTTCGGCCTTGCCGCCGAGCGCAGCGGGCACGCGGCGGACGTCCTCACCGCCACCGCGAACGGGAGCGCGCAGACGCTCGCGGACCTGTTCGAGGCGCTGAAGATGGTCGGCCCGCAGGCGAAGGCGGCGGGGTACTCGCTGGAGGAGACGAGCGCCGCCGTCGGCGTGCTGGCCAACGTCGGGCTCAAGGGCAGCATGGCGGGCAACGCGCTCAAGCGCGCCTTGCAGCAGTTCGCGGACCCCGCCACGCAGAAGCGGCTCGCCGAGATCGGCGTCGCCGTGAAGACGGCGGACGGGGAGCTGCGGGCGCTGCCGGAGATCTTCCGCGACCTCGCGGTCGCGATGAACGCGCTGCCCGGCGCGGACCGGCTCGCGCTGGCGAAGGACATCTTCGACGTGCGCGCCAGCGGCGCGGGGCTCAACCTCGCCGCGAACGTGGACGCGCTCGACGCGTTCCTCGCCAAGCTGCGCGACGTGGACGGCGCGGCGGCGCAGACCGAGGAGGCGATGAACGCCGGGATCGGCGGCGCGCTCGCCTCGCTCAAGAGCGCGGCGCAGGACGTGGCGCTCTCCGTCGGCGACGCGCTCGCGCCCGCGCTCCAGGCGCTGGCCGACCAGTGGCGCGGGAACCTCAACGCGATCTCGGAATGGGTCGCGCGGCACGGGGACGCCATCGTCGCCGTGACGAAGGGCGTCGCCGCCGTGGCGGCGTTCAGCGCGCCGCTGTTCGCCGTCGGCAAGGCGATAGCGGTCGTGAACTCGGCGACCACCATCCTGAAGGTCTCGACCGTCGTGCTTCACACCGTGATGCACGGGTTCGGCCTTCTGATGGTGAAGATGAGCGGCTTCACTCGGGGGCTCGCGTTCTCGCTCGGTTCGCTCTCCTCCATTTCCGCCACGCTTACCGGAATCATGACGAAGCTGGCCGCGGCCATCGGCGCGACCGGAGCCGCGATGGTCGCCACCATAGCGGTGGCGGCCGCGGTGGCGGCTGCGATCCTCGGCGTCGTCGCCGTGGTCGCGAAGCTGACGACGCACAACGCGAACCTCTCCGATGCGATGCATCGCGCACGGGAGGAAGGCGAGGCGATGCGGGACCAGGACAAGGAGCGGTTCCGGCGATTCAAGGAGCTTGCCGACAAGGAACGCCTTGAAGCCGACGAAATGAGCGAGGCGATTCTCATTTCGCGAGACCTGCGGGGGCGCTACGGCGACATCGGGCTCACGGTGGACACGCTGTCCGGGAGCCTCGGCGTTGCCGCGGATGCGCAGGAGCGTCTCAACGCGGCGATGCGGAAGGCGGACGTCAAGGAGCTGAACGCGGAGCTGGCGGAGGCGGAGCGGAACCTTCGCGAGATCGAGAAGGCGGAGGCCAGCCGCGACACGAACTACTGGGCTTCGGTCTGGGATTTCGTCAGTTCCGGCTACGACTCGGATCGTACCGAGGAAATCGCGAAGGAGCTGGCGGACAGGAAGACGGAGGCGCTGGAACGGATCCGCGAGATCCGGAGGAGGCTGCGGGCCGACGAGGCCGCGAACCAAATTTCCGCGACGGCGGCCGTCGAGCGCGGCGCGGGCGAGCGCGTCGCGGACACCGACGCCGTGACGAAGGCCGTCGAGGACCTGGCGCACGCCGACGAGGAGCTGCGCCGCGGCGGGCTCTCCGCGCTCGCGCGCCAGATCGAGGACGTCGAGGCGGCGCGCGACAAGTACGTCGCCGCGGCGCAGGCCGTGATCGACTTCGAGAACGCGCAGGCCGACGCGTGGCGCGACGAGGAGCGCATCGCGGAGATGGAGGAGCGGATCGCCGCCCGCCGGATCGCCGCCGAGCGCGAGATCGCCGCGCTGCGCGAGAAGGCCGCGAAGGCGGGCGAGGACGCGCTCCGGCGCCTCGACGAGGAGGTCGCGGGCGTGGCGGGGTCTCGCGCGCGCCGCGACGAGGACCGGCGCCTCGACGAGCTGTCGAAGGCCGACCCGACGAAGTACCTCTCCGTCGTCTCGCGGATGCTCGCCGACGCGCGGACGGGCGCCGCGGGCGCCGCGGCGCAGTACCGCAGCGCCGTCGCCGGCGCGATGCAGGACGGCGAGATGGACGAGGAGGAGCGGCGCGCCATCGACGCGCTGCTCGACGCGTACCGCGACGCCGAGCAGGCCGTGGACCGCTTCGCCGACCGCATGCGCGAGGCGGAGCGCGGCGCGAAGGCCGCGGAGGCGGTGCGCGACGGCGTGCGGGAGCGCGTCTCCGCCGCCGGCTCGTTCTACGCCGCGGAGGCGTCCGGCATGGCCTCGACCGTGCAGGCGAAGATGGCGGGCGCCGTCGAGGAGGCGCGCAACATCCAGAGGGACATCCTGAACTGGCTTCGGGACGGCAACGCGAAATTGAGGTACGCATAGCATGGCGGCGACGGTGGAGCAGGCGTTCGAGGGCGCGCGGCGCGCGGCCGACGACGAGGGCGATCCGATCAGCGAGGAGCGCGTCTACCTCGTCTTCGACGCGGAGGACGAGGCCGAGGCCGTCGCCGCCGTCGCGGAGACGGCACCGGAGGACGTGGACGAGATGCCTCGCACGGGCATCGACATCGACTCGCGGCTCGGCCCGCGGGAGTGGCGCGTCCGCGTCTCCTACGCGGCGGAGTCGGAGCCGGACGAGGACAACGCGGACGATCCGAACGGCTACACCTTCGAGACGGGCGGCGGCACGCGCCACGTCTCCGTCGCGCTGTCGCACGTGGCGACCTACCCCGCAGGGGCGGCGCAGTTCGACGGCGCAATCAACGTGGACGCCGACGGCGGCGTCGGCGGCGTGGACGTCGTGATGCCGCAGCCCGGCTTCACCGAGACCGTCGCGCTGAAGAAGTCTCAGTTCAACGCGAAATACAAGCGCGCGCTCATCTACCTCACGGGGAAGGTGAACGACGCGAAGTTCCGCGGGTTCCAGAAGGGCGAGGTGCGGTTCGACGGCGCGTCCGCGACGCGCGTCTCCAAGAAGCTCTACCAGGTCACCTACCGCTTCTCCGTGAGCGAGAACCGCAAGGATTTCGAGTGCGGCGGGATCGAGATCGGCGAGAAGTACGGCTGGGACTACCTCTGGTTCCGCTACATGGAGGCCGTCGCGGAGGACGACGACGGGAACCCCGTCGCCATCGTGAAGAAGCCCGTCTCCGCGCACGTGGAGCGCGTCTACGAGTTCGCCGACTTCGGCATCATCAAGGGAAAGGCGGACTAGCATGGCGCAGGACGTACAGCCGGGCGACGACTTCGCCCCGACCGCGGAGGAGTGGAACGGCTTCCGCCGTGCCGCGGCGCTCGCGGGCAGGCTGCCGCGCTCCGGCGACGGGGCGCTGCCGGGGCGCGCCGTCCCCGGCGTCGTGCGCGTGCGCAATGCCGGCGACGTCGAACTGGAGCGCTACCGCGCCGTGGAGCTGCTCGGCGCGACGCGCGCGCCGACGGAGGACGAGGACGCCGAGGCGACGAAGGAGTTCGCGGCCGGCGCGCCCGTTTTCGACGTGGCGCGGATGCAGTCGGAGGGCAGGCCCTACGGCGTCATGCTCGACATCGTGCCGCCGGGCGGGTACGGGCGCGCGCAGGTCTACGGCGTCTGCGTCTGCAAGGTCTCGAACGGCGTCGCGGCGGGCGACCGGCTCGGCGCGGCCCCGGAGGAGCGCTACCTCGTCCCCGCCGTGGGCGGCGCCGCGCAGGCGCTCTACGTCGGCGGGGAGGCGCCGCGCAAGGGCGCATGGGCGGTCGTGATGCTCGGGCTCGGCGCAAGCGACGGCGGCGAGGCCGTCCTCGGGCGCATCGTCGGCGGGACGCCGGACGGGTACAGCGTGCGGCTGCTGCCCGACGGCCCCGACGGGGACGAGGGCGCGCTCGTCGTCGCCAACGCCGTCCAGATCGGGGCCGCCGCGACCGCGTCCTCGTCCGCCATGTCGGGCCGCTACGTGCTAGTGCATCGGGTGCGGTCGCTAGAGATCCCGGTCGAGGCCGTCGAGGAGGAGGGGGAAGACTGATGGACCGCCGCCCCTCGCATCTTTCCGTCCCCGGGCGCGTGGTCTACCCGCGCTTCCCCGGCTTCGGCCTCTCGGCGGACAAGTTCGCCCGGCTCGCCCGGCCGAACGCGACCGGGCTCTCGGGGCTGCTCTGGTACGGCGCGGAGAGCGGCGACGACTGCGTCTACTCCCCGTCCGGCGCGTTCGCGCCGAAGGTCGGCGGCTACGCGCCGGGAGAGGACGAGATCAACGGCTGCATCCGCTGGGGCTCCGCCGTCTACCGCACGGCGGACGGCGCGTGGGCGCTCGTCGTCGACTCCGCCGCGCCGGCCTGCAACCCCTTCGAGGCGTGGCACTACGAGGTCGACCCCGAGGGCGAGGAGGGCGACACGGTCAAGGTCTACGACGGCTGGGGCTGGTGGGAGGTGACGATCCCCTCGACCTACGACTTCGGCTCCGAGGCGGGGCGCAAATGCACGCTCGTGCCGCGCGGCACGCTGCTCAACGCGGACCGCGCCTCGGCTCGCGAGAATCCGCCGGAGGTGAAGCTCGAATGGGACGCGTACCGCCGCGTTGAGAAGCCCGCCGACGAGACCGGGCCCGGCGGCCTCTACCGGAACGAGGACGGCGACGAGGTCGCCGTCGGAAACCCGGTCTGGGAGTCGGAGGAACCCGCGCTCTCGCGGCTCGTCGGCGTCCGCGTGACGGACGGCGGGCTGCGCTACCTCGCCGACGGGCGGGACGCCGTGAACCTCTCCGGCGCCCGCCCGATGATCGCGTACGGAGCGAAGTACTACGTCGCCCACGAGACGCCGAAGCCGAAGCAGGCCATTCGTTTCATGCCCTGCACCGCCGGCGGGGAGTACATCGAGCCGGACGAGGAGAACCAGCCCTTCGTCGCGGAGTGGCACGGGTGGATGACCGCCGTGACGCCGAAGGCCGTCGCGTACGCGTTCGATCTGCCAACGGTGGCGGCCTGCGCGGAGGAGGAGATCTGACATGCCGACCGACCTGTGCGAGCAGACCGGGCGCGACGCCCTCGCGGAGACGCTGCGCAGGCGCGCGTGGCTCGGCGTGGCGGCGGGGTACGGCTCCGATCCGTTCTTCGCCCTCGCCCAACGGCTTCGCGGCGGCGACCTGCCGCTCTGCGTCCCGTTCCTGGAGCGGCACATCCAGGCCGCCGCGCAAACGGCGGGCTGCGTCGAGCGCATCGCGGCGCCGGAGCAGACGGAGGCGCATCTGGCCTATCCCGCGGGCGAGGGCGCGCGCCCGGTGCGGCTCGCGTGCGGCGCGATTCCGACGGAGGCGCCGCCGAAAGCCTTCTCGGCGGCGTTCGACCGCCTCGCCGCGGACGTGGAAGCCGTCGACGCCGCGCGCTGCGCGGTGCGCAGGTCGCTCCCCGGCGTCGCGTGGAGCACGCGCCGCGTCCCGAACCACCCCTACGACTGGGACTACGAGTACAAAGCCGACCTCTCGTTCGCGTACAATCCCGGCGGCGGCGGCCACATCGCCAGGTACAGCCTCTCCGCCGCCGTTGCGGACGACGAATGCACGACGTTCGACGTGTGGGACACGGCGACGTGGGAACGCGTGCCGATCGCGGCGACGGCGGCGAACGTCGCGTCCATCGCGCTGCCCGGCGGCGCCGTCGGCGCCGGGCTCTCGGTGTACGACACGCCGAACGGCTCGACCCTCGTCTCGAAGTGGCGGCAGCTCTTCGGGAGCGCGAGGGAGGCCGGCGGCATGGCGGAGCCGCTCTCGCGCACGGGCTACACGTGGTGCGTCGAGGTTTCGTCCAATGCGGGCGCGCTCGCGCTCGTCCTCTCCTTCCCGCCGACGCCGGTCGTCGAGAATCCGACGCCGTACCCCGGCACCGTCTACGCGCGCGCCGTGCGGCCGGACCCCGCCACGGGCACGGGCGCGAACCGCTCCGGCTACGACCGGCTCGGGCTCTCCGGCCTGCCGGAGGCGGAGGGCGCGTGGTGGTCGTTCTCCCTGCCCGCGTGGAGCCGCCGCCCGCTTTTCGGCGACCCGAACCGGACGGAGGACGTCCTCTTCCCGTGGCAGGTCCAGGCGCCGTCTGGCGTCGGGCTCGGCGGCCGCCGGCTCCCCGCGACGGGCTGTCACCGCCTCGGCTTCCGCATCCATCCCGACGACATCGTGATCGAGCTGGACCTCGACTCCGCCCCGACGCCGTTCCACCCCATCAGCTAGCAGCAGCCATGCAGACCATCGTCCAGAAACTTCGCCCCGACGGCCCCGTCGGGAACCCGACCGAGACCGTCTCGCTCGTCGTCGGCATGCTCGCGACGCTCGTCGTGCGCGCCGAGGACGCGAGCGGCGACCCCGCCCCGCCCGCGGGGCTCGACAACGTCGCCTCGTGGCGATTCGTCCTCGCGCCGGACTGGGACGAGGCGACCGTCCCGTGCTACGTCACCGACGAGGTGGAGTACGACCCCGCCACGGCGACGTGGACGATTCCGCTCGACGGCACGCGCACGGCGCAGATGCTCGCCGCGCTCGGCACGGACGGGCGGATCGAGATCGGGTGCGAGATCGCCGGCCTCGCCGCGAGCGGCGAATGGGACCGCCCTGCGTACGTGCTGCAATGGACGGCGTGGATGCTGAACCGCCGCGACAGCGCGGGCGAGCCGACGCCGGTCGACCCGCAGCCCGTCGCGCTGCACGCCTCGACGCACGCGGCGAACGGGACCGACCCCGTCACGCCCGCGTCCATCGGCGCGGCGACGGTGCAGGACATCGTCGAGCGCATCGCACCGCTGTTCGTCCTCAATGCGTACTACGCGGAAGGGTCGCTCGTGTCGAGCAGCACAGACGGCGGCACCGTCTACCGCTGTCTGCATTCGCATATTGCGAACAGCTGGATCGAGGCGAACTGGGCCCCCGCCACCGTCGAGAACGCGCTGGCGATCCTGCGCGGCGCGGTCGCGGCGAAGTACACGAAGCCCGACGGCGGCATCCCGGCGAGCGACATCG